AGCGCCTTTCTTTGCATCTTTCTTTTGACCTAACTCCGTAAAAATGTCGCTTACTTTTGTAACAACCCTAGCCAATACATTTAATCCACCTAGCTTATCAACTATCATTAAAGGTATTACTGACTTCGCTAGCGATTTTGCAAAGTCTAAAGTAGAACTGCCCATTATCTCAAGAACCTCAGCTGCCTTGGCTACCTTTTTAGGTTTCTTAACATCTTCTAAAACCTTAAAGGTTTCTCTTACAGTATAAAGAAACTTTTCAACATTCTTTTTCTTTACTGCTTTAAATGCAATAAGACCAGTAACCATTTCGCTAGCACTAGCCCCTAATGCCCTTAAGACATCACCTGGTGATTTTACACCAGATAGCTTACCACCCTTCTTTCCTCCTTTTCCTGCTAATGCAAAAGAGCTTTTTCCAGTATTAAGTTCAATTTGTTTAAGGTATTCAGTTTGGACCTGCAGCTCGTAATAGATAGCATCCTCTAAACTCTTAGCTCCACCACTACCTGTTGCCATAGCAACAAAAGCGTCTAATTTTTCGTTAGTCGCTTCTGCTGCCGCTGCAATTTTGGATAGCGGATCCATTAAGTCTTTAAGTGTAACAGCTGCCATTACATTATATATTTAGAACTTCGGCATGCTTATACTAGGCATAGATGGCATTTTATAACTACTCATCTGTTTTTGTGCCGACTTCTGCATCGAATTAGGGTTATATTTATCTTCATATGAAGAACTTGCCTTTCTTTCTTCGTCGTTGCGCTCTTTTACGATATCATTGTATATCTCAAGAGTATACTCGTATTCATAGAAAGGGAGCATATCCAGCTCAGTTGGCTGGATATGCAATTTCTCCATAAGTAAGACCCTAATCTTAAAGAAGTTCAGAAGAGATATCTGAAATAATGAAGAGAGCCTTGATGCCGCCGGGAAAGGAAAGCGGAACTGTGACCTCCGCGCCACAAGATTCACATGGGACCGTAAACTCAGGTCTTACTCCCAATTTTAGTTTTTCAATAAGTCTGTATACAATTGAATATTTGCTAGAATCCCAGCCTTGTAAAGAAGATGCCGTTGAAAAAATTTCTCTATCATTAAATCCTCTCCATTCTCTTTGAATGTAAGGAATAATACTAAGGGTTGATTTATCCCAAGGTTTATTTTCTTCTTCTCTACTTCTAACCCAATCAGTAATGGCTCTCATAACACCGATTGTTGGGGGTGCTAATGTAATCTCACCATGATTTTTAGTAGTAACAGTATAGCATTTATTTACAGGATCGTAATACTTTTCAAGAAGATCATCTACAATTTGGAATTGAAGATTATCTGTTTTAAGTTCCATACTTTCCTGAGACTTACACGCAGCAGATGTACATTTCTTTTTACCTACTGGCATCATAAGTTTATTTTCACCTTGCTTAAATGTAAGCTCCCTAATTGATAATAAAACAAAGATACGATCTTCTTCTAAGATATCTCTGTAAGATCCTCTTGTAGAACCGTACATAATTTTAGTACAATTAACAATTAAAGAATTGAGCTTCTCATCTACATCTCTAATGTTTTCTTCTTCCATTGTAGAGAAATCACGAATTTCACCAACTCGCGCAGCTCTCATGTGGATTTCAAAATCATCTCTATAAAAACGACCACCTGAAGGTAATCTTGTTAAATCTAATTTAACATATCCGGTTAATTCTTGAATTCTTTTGATTTCTGGATCATCCGGTGAAGTAATACCTCTGCCTCTTGTAGGATCAACCTTACCTAAAGATGAAACGGTACCATCTTCATTTTTCTCTGTGACTTCATTTGATTCAACAACATGTGCATCTTGGATGCCTTCTGCTGCCTCAAATTCTTTTTTGATGTCTTCCTCGTGGTTACTCATGTTTACTTAATTTTTGTTAATTGTTTTTCTGGTGAAGTTTCTTCCACGATATGTTCAACTATAAGGTTTCTTACATAGCGTGAAACTGGAAGTGGTTTAATACCATTTTCCATTGATTTTTGTATAATAATTGAATTTAGATTATCTTCATCCTCTGGTGTTAAAAGAACTTGTAATTTTTTAGTTAGCCTTTTCTTTTGAGGAATCATTTCTTGGACACTTTCATTATATCCATATTTAGGATTATCGGCTTTATATTTTTTAATCCAATATTCAACCCTATCCATTATCTTTCCTAGAGACTCTTCATTATCAAATTGTTCTAGGATCTCTCGAGTAAATGTTTTTGTACCAAAATCTTTAACTGCTCTTTTGATATATTTTCCCGTTCCTAAGTTATTTGGGTTATCATTTACAGAGTGCCCAATGTAAATTTTGCCGTCATTAACATTTTTAACTTTAAATATGATCATAATTATGTAATATGTATTCTATATTATATATTAGTGTAATGACAAAAAAACTGGCCCTAAGGCCAGTTTTTTATATAAAAAGTTAGATTAAGATCCTACGTTTTCCTCAACCCAGTGATCACAACGGTAAGTCATTGATAATTCAGCTGCATCGGCGGTTTCATAGTTCAATTCATCCACAAAATCAGGTTGACCTGTTGGGAATACATCTTTACAAGTAATCTTTCTGAAAATATCACCTGCTCTGTTGTATTGTACAATGATCATACTTCCAACATAGTCTTTCTTTAATCCCATTTCCCCAGTCAATGGATCATAGATTAATTTATACCAATTACGGAAGGTATTGTAAATGTAGTTTTCATTTGCTTCATTCAAGTTAAGAGTGAAGTTCAGTGTCAAGTCTAGGAAAGTCTGTCCTGGCATACTTGCAAATGAACGGTCAGCAAATTTGTATTTCTGTCCGATTGCATCTACACTTGGATTAAGGTTATTCAAACCTCCAATAGTCTTAACATGCTCTAAGATCAAACCTGTATCATCGCCTAGTGGACTAAAGACAGTAACCTCAAACAAGTTAGGTTGAATTGGTTCATATCTTTGACTGCTAGCCCTTGATTGCGTATAATGTGGTAATGGCATAACTTATCTTATTTTTTTATTTATTCTCTTTTCTTTTTCTTATTGGAAGTTTCCTGTGCTAATTGCCCCAGTTCTTAAGATTGTAGTTCTTTGTACAAGAACTTCCATACCTCTTACTGGTTCAATATAAGTATCAAGAATACCAACATTCTGATCAATAACTTCAGGTGTATTATTGGTTTCATCCATAATATTTCTAAAGTCATATACTCCATCGTCGTTTTGTACAGTTGATAAGAAGTTATCAGCAAGTGTCTTAATTTCCAATCTCGTTTGAGCAGTATTGAACTCGAACAAGTAGTTTTTAAGAATTGCCTCAATTCCATCTTGGATGTAAATAACAACCTCTCTAACATTAATTGAGCTTAATGCAGATTTTGGAGTTTGTTGAGCAGTTTTGTTTGCAAAGATAGTTGGACCAGTTCCGCTTTGGAATACAATTGGATTTAATCCAAATGGTTCTAAGTATTCTCTATCTTCTTTATCCAAGTTAAGTTCTAATCCTACAACTCCAGTTCCTCCAACAACGCCTCGGCGAACTCCTGCAACTAATGACCATGGTAAAGCATTTTCATATTTTGCAATAAAGTTATTAGAAACATAAGCAGCAGGTGGAACGTTAATGTTCTTTCCAAGATCTCTTACAGTAATGTAAGGATAATAGAATGCTCCCCAGCTACCACCTTGTGTTGGTGAAGGTAATGAGTATCTAACAGTTGGATTCTTAGTAAGATCACCTCCGGTAGAAATTAGTCTAGATGAAAGGCTTCCAGTTGCATCCAAGAAAGAAGGATCAGTGCTATTTTTAAAGTCCTTAGCAGAAGGTGCATTAATTATAGCGAATGCATTTTTTCTATCGTTACACAACTGAGTGTAAATTGCCTTAGATCCACTTTCAATTCCGTTTCCGAATGTATCAACTATGTAGCGGAAGTTAATCGTTTCTCTATCAGTAAGTGCCTTATATAAATTGGTACCACTTAATGTACCACTTAATATTGCGTTTTGTCTATCATTAGATCCATCAGGTACGTGTTTAGTAGCATCCAATTGGAATCCATCTAAAGTAAATATGTTTAAGTAATCAACCCATTCATCGATTGGGTAATACAATTCAACTTTCTTAACACCACTTACAGTAGTTACAGAAATCTCAGATTGACAAGTTACGAGTAATGCGGTAGTTCCTGCAGGAATAGTAGGATATTCATTAATTGTTAATCCTCCTACTACTTCATTAATTCTAGTTAACCTAGAATGAGGAACCGCGATAGAACCTTCAAAATGTAATAAGTAATTTCCTACAACCAAATCAGCAGCTTCTGGTGAAGTTGATGAAATAAGTACCT